GCTGATAAAGAACGAGAGATTAGAAAGCTTGAGAATAAACTTTCAAGAATTAAAGGTAGTTATAAAGGTAAGAAAGAAGTATTAGAAAAAGTTGAATTAGCTGTTGACCCAGTAAAAGTAGATAAGACAACAAAGAATACAGTTATAACTGAGGAAGAATTTGATAAAGCTCCAAAGAAAGTAAGAGACTTTATAAAAGATAATAAGGAGTCTATTGTTTTTAAACCAAACGATGGACCTCAAACAGATTTCCTAGCAGCTTCAGAACAAGATGTTCTCTATGGAGGTGCAGCAGGTGGAGGAAAATCCTATGCTATGCTTGTAGACCCACTAAGGTTTATGCATAGACCAACACACAGGGCGTTGCTTCTTAGAAGAAGTATGCCCGAATTAAGAGAACTTATAGATAAGTCAAGGGAATTATATGTTAAAGCATTTCCTGGGGCTAAGTTTAGAGAAGTAGAAAAAGTTTGGAAGTTTCCTTCTGGAGCTACATTAGAGTTTGGTTATCTTGATAGAGACGCAGATGTCTATAGATACCAAGGTCAAGCTTACAGTTGGATAGGTATTGATGAATTAACTCAATACCCTACAGAGTTTCCACTACAGTATTTGCAATCACGATTAAGAACAACAGATTCAGAAATAAAGACTTATATTAGGTGTACAGCAAATCCGGGTGGAGTTGGTGGACATTGGGTAAAGAAACGATACCTTGACCCGAGTCCTCCCAATAGTGCCTTTGAAGGCAACGATGGACTAACTAGAAAGTTTATTCCAGCACGATTAGATGATAACCCATATCTATCAGAAGATGGTAGGTATGAAACAATGTTAGAATCACTACCTCCTACACAAAGAAAACAATTACTAGAAGGTAACTGGGATGTTTCAGAAGGTGCAGCATTTACAGAATTTGATGCAGAGATTCATGTTATACCACCTTTTAATATTCCACTTCATTGGATGAGAGTAAAAGGTGTTGACTATGGTTATGCAGCAGAGTCAGCTTGTGTTTGGGCAACAATAGACCCAGACGATGAAACTTTAATTATATATAAAGAATTATATAAAAAAGGTTTGACAGGTGAAGACTTATCGAATATGATGATTGAATATGAAAAAGAAGAACGAAGAAGTATTCAAGGTGTGCTAGACTATGCAGCATGGAATAGAACAGGAGCTGGAGGACCAACAGTAGGTGAAACTTTAGTTCGAGCAGGACATAAACTTAGACCAGCAGATAAGAATAGAATACAAGGTAAGATACAAGTTCACGAAAGATTAAAACAAAATAGAACAACAGGTAGACCAAGACTACAAATATTTAGCACTTGTGTAAATATGATAAGAGAATTACAAAGTATACCTATTGACCCTAATAAACCAGAAGATGTAGATACAAAAGCATCAGACCACGCATATGATGCTCTTCGTTATCTTATTATGTCAAGACCACAAACTCCTTCGGCATACTCAGAAATGAGAGAGATAAAACGATTTACACCTTCAGACCCTACATTTGGATATTAGAATGCCAGTATATAGTTTTAGGAATACAAAAACAAAAGAAGTATATGATTTAATATTATCTTATGATGAAATGTTAAAACATAAAAAGAAACGAAATGTAGAATATATATTATCAGCACCAAAGATATTTCGTTTAAATGACATGGGCGGACCAGAAGACCAATTTAGAGAATGGGTTAAACAAGACCCAGACGATATTGATGTAAATAAATCCCATAATTTTAGACAATCAAAGAAGGAGTATCTGTATGGTGACAAAGAAGATAAATAATAAAGTAATTAAAATAGGATATACAGATGTTACTATAGATGTAACTTCTCCTAATTTTAAAAAAGATAACTTAACAGACTGTTATGGGCAGTATCTACAACGAGAAAATAAGATTGAGATACAACCTAATCTTACAAACATAGAAGAAGCTAATACTTTACTCCATGAGATACTTCATGCAATAGCTTATACTTCGGGAGAAACTCTAGAAGGTGGAAGATTAAATGGAGATACGAATGAAGAGAGTGTGGTAAATAATTTCGCAAATTACTTGACACAGGTATTCCGGGATAATAAATGGATTTTACCATATTTTAGTGAGAAATTACTTGACAAACCTCATAAGTAGGTGTATAATATAAATAAGGGGAAATGATGGCAGAACAAGAAAAACCAACAAATGATGAAGAACAACAGCAAGACGCAACTCGTCTAGCAGGTTTTGTTTATGATAAATTTGAAGGATGTGAAAGGTCTCGTAGAAACGATGAAGAACGATGGCTACAAGCGTTTCATAATTATAGAGGAAAATACTACAAGAATGTTAATTTTAGAGAACACGAAAAGTCAAAAGTTTTTGTAAAGGTTACAAAGACTAAAGTATTAGCAGCGTATGGACAGATTATTGATGTTCTATTCTCTGCAAATAAGTTTCCCATCTCTGTTGAAGAAACTAAAGTACCTGAAGGTGTAGCAACATACGCACACCTCAATCCCCTAAAGGAGCAAATGGGTGACAATCTTCAAGAGTCAGCCCCATCTATAGAAGGTAATTTAAACTATAGACCCGGTGATGGTCTTTCCTCGACCCCCTTCTCAGAACAACCGGAATCTCCACTTGGTTTTGAAGGAGATGGGAAATCTCTTAAACCCGGAACAACCTTTAATGATTTAAATGAACAGAAAGATATACTTGGTTCATTAGAAAAAGAATTAGGTGATGATGCAATTGCTAAAGGTCCAGCTCCAATGCCGGACATGGCACAGATTAAACCTGCTTCAAAGATTGCAAGACGCATGGAAAAATTAATCCATGATGAAATAGATGAATCAAATGGTTCACAAGAATTAAGAAGTTCGGTTTTTGAATCAGTTCTTCTTGGAACAGGTATTATTAAAGGTCCTTTTACTTTTAATAAAACTTTACATAAGTGGAATAAACAAGAAGGTAGTGACGAAAGAAGTTACGAACCAGAAACAACAAGAGTTCCACGAATAGAATTTGTAAGCTGTTGGGATTTTTACCCAGACCCAAATGCTAAAAGTTTAGATGACGCTGAATATGTAATTCATAGACATAAATTAAATAGAAACCAATTACGAGATTTAGCTGAAAGACCATTTTTTAATAAAGAAGAAATTCTTCAGACATTAAACGATGGTCCTAACTATACAAAAAGAACTTTTGAATCACAAATAGAATTAGAAGATAGTGATTATCAAGAAGATAATGCAAGGTATGAAGTATTAGAATACTGGGGTATTGTTGATAGAAAAATTTTAGAAGACTCTCAATTAGATATTCCAGAAGATATGGATGACTCTACTGAGTTTCAAGTTAATGCATGGGTAACAGACCAACGAGTTCTTCGTATGGTAATAAATCCATTTAAACCTTATCGTTTACCTTACCAAGCATTCCCTTACGAAAAAAATCCATATAGTTTCTTTGGTATTGGCGTACCAGAAAATATGGATGATGCACAACAAATTATGAATGGTCATGCAAGAATGGCTATTGATAACTTAGCTTTATCCGGTTCACTTGTATTTGATGTTGACGAGTCAGCATTAGTTGCAGGACAGAGCATGGATATATACCCGGGAAAAATATTTAGGCGACAAGCTGGAATGCCCGGACAAGCTATACACGGATTAAAGTTTCCAAACACATCAACAGAAAACATGATGATGTTTGATAAGTTTAGACAGTTGGCAGATGAGTCAACAGGTATACCATCATACTCACATGGACAGACAGGTGTTCAAAGTATGACACGAACAGCTTCTGGTATGTCAATGTTACTTAGTGCTGCTAATTTAAATATTAAAACTGTCATAAAAAATTTAGATGATTTCTTGTTGAGACCTTTAGGCGAAGCATACTTCCAATGGAATATGCAGTTTTATCAAGGTGATTTAAATATTGAAGGTGACTTAGAAGTTAAAGCAACTGGAACTTCTTCTCTTATGCAGAAAGAAGTAAGGTCGCAAAGACTGACTATGTTCTTGCAGAGTGTACAAAACCCTGCTATAGCCCCATTTGTTAAAATACCAGAACTAATAAAAGAACTTGCTTATACATTAGACCTTGACCCAGAAGCAATAATCAATGACCCTAATGAAGCAGAAATTTATGCAAAGATAATAGGATTACAAAATGCTAGACAACAAGGACCTACAGAGACTACAGAGCTTGGTGGTGAAGCCGGAATGGATGCACCTCAAGGAGTACCTAGTCAAACTCCAGCAGTTGACAACTCGGGAGTTGGCAATGGCACAATCGGAACAGGAGGTGTTCCGCAAACAGGGGAAATGGAATTTACTGGAGCAGTTAATCCATCTGCCGGAAACAATCAAGTCATATAAGGAGAAGTAATGTGAGTAGAAGTGGACCAATAGTAAAACGAGGATTTAATAAAGTAAAGTCGGGTGGTGACCAAGCATTTACTTTACCTTACGGAACATCAGCAGCACCAATAATGAATGTTAAACCTCAACCATATGTTAAAAAAGTTAAGAATGTTAAGGTTGGTGATAAGGTTTATAAAGGAACAGGTAATAAAAAAATTAAAGTTACTATGTATCCACCATTAAAAGGACCAGCAGGTGCTAGTCAAGTAACTAAACATACTGGTGGAAAAAAACCAAGTCTTTCAAACTATGAAGGTGGTAGAATAACTGGTTTTAATATAAAAAGATTTATGAAATAAAGGAGAAATTATGACTCAAACAGAACCAAAAATTATTACAATAGACTTAGCACAATATGGAGGAACTGGTACTTGGACAGGTACAATTAAACAACTTCCATCCGGAGGATATAGTAGAAAACAAGTTACTAAAAGTGTTAAAAAACCAAGACGATTAAAAGCTATGGGTGGAATGATGAAAAAGAAAAAACCAATGGGATATAATATTGGTGGTATGGCTAAGAAAAAGAAAGTAAAAAGATAGTATGACAAAAAAAGGTTTATATCATAATATTAATCAACGAAAGAAAAAAGGTATTAGTAGACCTAAGTCACAATCAACTGTGAGTCCTAAAGCATATGCAAATATGAAATCTGGATTTAAAAACAAAAACCAAAGAAAGGGTTAAAGGTGGCAATCTGTGTTATTTGTGGGCATGAATGTCATTGTTCTAATGGGGGTTCTTGCTGTGGTGGGAACTGTTCTTGTGGTAATTGTCAGCATGAAATAAAATCAGAGGTAGATTAAATGGCGACAGGAAACTTATATAAAAAACAAGGAGACTTTTTAACTCCAGCTACAGATACTGTACCAACACTTAGTCCTTATGATGTTAATACACCTCAAGCAGCTAGAGAAGGATTACCTCTTAGAATGTTTGACCCAACAAGAGCAAGGTATAAAGATGGTGAAGTTGTTGATGCAGATACAAAACAATATAATCAAGCATTAAATATTTATCATTTGATGGTAAGAGAAGGAAAACAACCATCAGAAATTAAAACTAGAATAGGGGAAAATATGTATAATAAAATTACTATGAACAAACAAAATGTTAGACAGAAAGCAGCAACAGGTGGTGTAATGCCAACTGACCCTTTGCTTGACCCTAGATTTAGTAGATACTATGAGCAACCAGAATACAGAGCATATCAAGAAGGTGGACCTGTAGAAGAAGAAGCTCCAATGGAAATTCCAGAATTAAAAGAAGATGTTAATATGCAAGTAGAAACTATGATGACTCCAAATGAAATGGAAGGTGAAGAACCAGAAATGGAAGTTGAAGCAAACATAGATACTTCCGTATTAACTTCAGATGAAGAACAATTATTAGAAGAAGTAATAGAAATGCATCCGGGTATAGTGGATATTATTTCTAAGATGACTATGAAAGAATTTACCGGTGAAGGCGAAGTCGATGGACCGGGAACAGAAACTTCAGATTCAATTCCAGCTATGTTATCAGATGGAGAATTTGTTTTTACAGCTAAATCAGTTAAGCAATTAGGTGTAGACAAACTTCGTAACATGATGGCAAAAGCAGAATCGGATTATGATAATGGTATGGGCATTCAAGAACAAAATCAAATGAGTGAACCCATGATGGCTAAAGGTGGACTTATGTCTGCTAGTCATTATAAAAAGTAGAGCTACCCGGGTAATCACCTAGGCACTCTACTTCGGCTACTCTTACAATTATGTAAGACCCCAATAACAAGAAAGGTGATAAAAATGGTAGATAGTAATGAGAACCCTTTACTAGGAAGTAAAGCAACTTCTCAGAAAAGTACAGAGCAAGAGCCAAATCCGTATAATCAAAAGAAAGATTATCTTGATTATGATGAAATGGATAAGGCAGCACAAAAGTCGTTTGCTGATGCAAACACTATAGCGGTTAAGAAAGACCCTCCTAAAGTTGTAGTAGATACAATGGAAGATAAACAGGACACTCCAGAAGAACCGACTCCAGAAGACCAACCTTATAAGAAGGTGGACTATAAGAAAAGATATGATGACCTCAAGAAACATTATGATGGTCGGATTAATTCTTTTAAGGCAAGAGAAGAAGAACTTTTAGCTGAAGTTAAGTCTAATAGACCTAAGTATAAAGCTCCAAAAAGTCCGGAAGAAATTGCTGCATTTAAAAAAGAATACCCCGATGTTTATGGTGTGGTTGAATCAGTCTCACATCTTCAAGCATCTAAGGAAGCAGAAGATTTAAAAGAAGAGATTAACTCTCTTAAAAAATTAAATCAATCTATTTCTAAAGAAAAAGCTGAAGCACGATTAGCGAGATTACATCCAGACTTTGAAGAAATTCGAGAGTCAGATGAATTTCATGGTTGGGCTAATAGTCAACCGGAAGATATTAAAAAGTGGGTTTATGGAAATAATGCTGACGCAGAATTAGCGTCTCGAGCAATAGACCTTTTCAAACAGGATACCGGCAAGTCTAAACAGAAATCAGAAGTATCTGGTGATACTGTACCTGCATCAGAAATGGTAAAGGTAACTAACAGTAAAGACATTGGATATGGTACGAGAAAAATTTGGACTCGTTCTCAAATCGCAGCTATGTCTCAATCAGAGTTTGCTAAGAATGAGAAAGCCATTGAAGAAGCACAAAGAGATGGTCGTGTCGTAAATGATATGACTAGAAACTATGGTGGTTCTGGTAATCCAACTTATTAAATAAAGAAAAAGATAGAAGCTGTAATCACAACAACTAATTTTAACACAAGGAGGATGTAATGGGAACATTACAAAATGCAAGTGGTGCAGCTAGTTCAAACTTTAATGTCAGCACTTCGGGTCAAACCAATGAATTTTGGGTCCCGGAAATTTTTTCGAAGAAGATTCAAAACTTCTTTAGAAAAGCGTCTGTCATTGAAGCTATAACTAATACAGACTATGCTGGTGAAATTAGTGCTTATGGCGATACTGTCAAAATCATTAAAGAGCCAAGTGTAACTGTAGCAGCTTATACTAGAGCAGCAGCTACTACTAAACAATACCTTACTGACCAAGAAGTTTCTCTTGTTATTGATAAAGCAAACTCATTTAAGTTTATTATTGATGACATCGAGGAAAAAATGTCACACATTAACTTCGCTTCAGTAGGTGCGTCAAGTGCGGCTTATACGCTAAAAGACACAATGGATTCAGAAGTAATTGCAGCTATGTTTAGCGGCACGACTTCTTCTGGACCAGACCATGTAATTGGTTCAGACAGTTCAACTGCTGACTCAACTTTAGGTCACGCAACTAACTCAGTTGATTTAGGATATGGCTCTGGAGAAATTACTCCATTAGCTCTTATGTCTAGATTTGCTAGACTTTTAGATGAGCAAAGCATACCAGAAGAAGGTCGTTGGATGTTAGCTGACCCTAGATTCTATGAAGAACTAGCGGCAGAAGATTCCAAACTTATGACATCAGACTTTAACCAAGGTGATGGTGGAGTAAGAAATGGCTTAGTAGCAAGTGGAATGATTAGAGGATTTAAAATGTATAAATCTAATAACATTGCATCTACTTCTAACGCAACTGGTAAATGTATTGCGGGACACATGAGTTCTACAGCAACTGCACAATCTATCCTTAACATTGAAACTCTTAGAGACCATGACACTTTTGGTGACATCGTTAGAGGGCTTCATGTATATGGAAGACAAGTTCTTAGAGATAATGCGTTAATTAATGCATTCTATCTAATCGACTAATACTAACTAAAAGGGGGCGGCATTGAGTTCGCCCCTTTAACATATAAACGAGGAACACAAAATGGGAATACCAAAAAAAGGAGTTAGCTATGCTGATGTAATTACTAGACATCAACCAAGTGTTATGGAAGGTAACAATGTAGCATCAGTTAATCACGATAAAGCAAAATATCCAAGAAGTTATTACAAAGTAGATTTACGAAGAGACTGTGATAAAGCAGATATGGGAACTCCCGGTGATAGTAAATTATATCCCGATAGTCCTGTACCTAATCTTAAAACAGCAGCTCAAGGTAATTAATAAAAATGGCAGCACCATTCCGAACATATTTAGATTTAACGAATACTATCATTAGAGAATTAAATGAAGTTGAATTAACAACAGTTAATTTTGCTAGTGGTGCTACAGGTATACAAAAATTAATTAAAGACCAAATCAATAGGTCTTATTTTGATATTTGTAACGCAGAAGATAAATGGAGTTTCTTAGCAGTAGGAGACCCATCAAATGATTATTATGGTAATGCTTATATTGAAACAACATCTGGAACTAGATGGTATAATTTTAGAAGTGGAACAAGTAATGTAACAACATGGTATGGTCATGTTGATTATAATAATATTACATTAACTGAAGAAGGTGTAAGTGGAAAATCTGCACCATATGAAATTAGAAAACTTCATCCAGTAACAATAGAATATTGGAATAAACATTACGCAATATCTGAAGCAACAGATAAAAGTGATACACAAAGTTATGGAATACCACAACGAATAATTCGTAGTCCAAAGAATGATAAGTTTGGATTATCACCAATACCAGATGGTGTGTATAGAGTTTATTTTTTTGCTTATAGTCAACCAACAGAATTAACAGCTCATGGTGATACAGTTGTATTTCCACAACAATATGCAACAGTCTTATTAGCAAGAGCAAGATACTATATACATCAATTTAAAGATAATATTTCTCAAGCTCAATTAGCTGACCAAGAATATAAAAAAGGTTTACGAACTATGAGAGAACAATTAATCGAACCATTCCCAGATAGTATGGGAGATGATAGAACTTTTGTAGTTTAATGGGAAAAGAAAAAAATCCTAAAACTCCAGCTTGGACACGCAAAGCAGGTAAGAATCCTAAAGGTGGATTGAATGCAAAAGGTAGAGCAAGTTATAATAAACAAACTGGTGGTAATTTAAAAGCACCAAGTAAAACAGTTGGTAATAAAAGAAGAGCAAGTTTTTGTGCAAGAATGAAAGGTATGAAGAAAAAATTAACTTCTGCTAAAACTGCACGAGACCCTAAGAGTAGAATTAATAAATCATTAAGAGCATGGAATTGTTAAATGGCAGAGCAAGGTGTATCAGTAGTATGTGAAGGTGGATTAGATAAAGTAGGAACAACTCATACTTTATTTAGAACTCCGGGTGTAGCAACAGAATTACAAAACTTTGAATCATCTATTCATGGTGGTTATAGAAGAGTAAGTGGTTTTGCTAAATTTGGAAGTAACCAACCTAATGGTAGTACAGATGATATTGAAGGTATCTTTAGATATGCTAAAGGTGTTGTTGCTTGTCAAGGTGCAAATATATATTATAGTGTTGATGGTTCAACATGGACACAAGTAAATAAAAATACTTATATTGATAAAACAGGAACAGTAGCAGTATCAGCCGGTTCAGCAACAATAACAGGAACAAGTACATCTTTTAGTTCAGAGTTTGCAGCAGGTGATGATATAAGAGTTAATGGAGAAGAATATAATGTTCTTTCTGTAGCAAGTAATACATCAATGACAGTTGATGAAAACTTTGCAGCATCAGCTTCTAGTCAAACAATTTCTAAGAATGGTGCAAGTGCGGCACAATTATCTAGTGCATCAGCAGTAGCAAGAACAAGTCAAAGTAATGTTCAGTTTGCTTTATACGAAGGTGAATCACAATACGGAGAATTATTTATTACTGATGGTGTAAATGAAATAGCACAACTTAAAATTACAATTTCTGGAAGTACATATACTTATGCATTTAAAGAAATTGAAGCAAGGTCAGCTCCTTCCGACCCATCACTTTGCACAATCTTTGGAGAACGATTAATTGTTGCAGGACAATCAGATAATCCACAAGTAGTTGCATACAGCAC